CTAAAATATTACTAAATAAAAATCCTCTGTAAGTCATTGATTTTACGTGGCTCGAAATCATGCCCATTTTGACGTTTTTACAATGTCCCGTGTATGATTATACCTTAAAGGTTGTTATCTTCTGTAAGCTCCTTATCGGCTCATTTTTGACGTTTTACAAAAGTCAAGCATTATTTAATTTAATTTCAATATTTAAATTATTCAATACTATATATATATAGTATAAACCCGTATTCAAATAAAAATAGTTAACATTTTCTTTTTAAATATGTTGATTAAAGCGTCCAATTTGATATAATTTAAATATGGATAAAGTGATTTTATTCAGTAAATAAATGTTTCACGTGAAACAGGAAGAAAAAAAAATGAAAACATTAAACAAAAAACATCTAAAAACTATCAATGACCTTATTTTTACAATAAGAACTAATAATGATTGTAGAAATAATATTGATAATAAAGATGTACAGACAGATGAAGAAAAAACATTTTCTACCTATCTTTTTTGGGATACAAGGTTAGTAAGTGTGGAGCTATATGAAAATTATGGTATCGCTTTACTTAACAAGTGTACATTAGAAAATGTTATAGCAGAAAAAGAAGCAATCATTTCTCGTCATGACAGAGCATACATTAGGTGGCAGGAAGCAAAACAAAAAGTCGCATAAGGCAACAATAAACCGAGAGGAGAAATAAATCTCCTCTCATTACAGGAGAAGACAAAATGAAAACGGCAACAAGAAAAAAAACAGAAAGAAAAAGCGATTATAAAAATTATGCTCCTTTTAACAATCCGTCTAATAAGCCGAGAGTTAAAGGGTTAAACATAATTCAATCAATCGCAGGAGAAAATGACAAGTTCAAAAAATTTCTTAATAAGAGAATTGATATGAATCTTGTTAATGATTTTCTTGCACATTTAGAAGAAGACGGCAAATATAATCTTGCTAAATTCTTCGGACAGTTCGGGGATAAATTTTATATTAATAAAGATTATCCTCAACATAGAAAAGATGATATTTTAATTACTAAATACGTTAGAAAATATCATAATATAGAAAACAACAAAGAAAGAGAAATATCAAAATCTAAAGTGAAAGAATCTGAACATATTATTAGACAAAAAATAATAGATAAGATTCTCCCAATGATAGCAAAAACATTTTTAGATAAATCAACAGATACTTTTAATCCGTCTGATATAAATGTTTCTTTATCTCATATATCAAGCAGAGGAAAATCAAAAGTTCTCGGAAATTGTTATACTAAATCATGCGACAGGCAAAACAAAAAAATGACGCAGATACATATAAATATTGATACTCTTTATCATGATGAAGAAAAGAAAAAACTTAAATGGTCAGTAAAAAACTTTTATGATTTTTTAGAAGTTCTTATTCATGAGTTAGTTCATGCGACAGATAATTGCAAAAGCTCACACGGAAAAGAGTTCAAGAGAATTGCGAAAGCCGTTGGTCTTGATGGTATTGGTGGTAAGTCGGGTAAAGATTTTACTAGCACAAAACCAAATGACGAGTTTGATATCATGTTTAAAGATGTTATCAAAGAGGGCAAGAAATGGTTATTCACTGAATGGAATTGGGAAAGCAAGAAAAGAATTTGTAAAACAAAAACCTACAAATGCGAAACTTGTGGAAGCAGATTCTCAGTGACTAATCAAAACGCAAAGCATACAAATGTTAAATGGGAATGTAATCACGCAGGGACAGATTACGAAAATGAAGACTCTACTGAAATGGTTGAAACAACAAAACCACAAAAACCATTAGAGCCTAATCCGTTTAACAAATAATACATAACGGAAAACTAAAGAGCATTATTAATTTAATGCTCTTTTTTTTTGTTTTAAATTTAACGTGTTAACATTTAATATTTAAATACGTATCAAGTTTTCATTGTAGTGGTCTAATAAAAAGATAAAGATTCATAAGTCGCAGAAAACCTTTTATTACTTATTCTTTAGACAGATATAACTATAAAACATTAATGAATTATAATTAGATTGTTAACACGTAAGATTTAAATACGTAGTGAATGAATAGTTTATAGCCACGCACTTTACCTTGAAATAAATCTTGCAGAATAAAAAAACAATTAAACAATAACCAAAAATTATTCCATGATTACAATTCCTAGATATCAATTACACCCTCACCCCCTCTAATACATAAACACAAACACCTTCGTTCACTTCACGCTATGGTGGGAAATATAAGACCATAAGCATCTACTAATATTGTTATAAAAAAACTTGATATGATGCAAAAAAAAGTGTTATATTTAGAAGTGGATTAGTGTGCATAAAATATGAGCCAAGAGAAAATACAAGAAATAATCACCACGCTAAAGAAACGGCACGAAGAAAACAGGCTTAATTACTATAAACCTTATAAATTTCAAAAGAGTTTCCACGAAGCTGGAGCAGAAGCTAATCAAAGATTGCTTATGGCAGCGAATAGGGTAGGTAAGAGTTATGTGGGTGCTATGGAAATGGCAATACATTTGACGGGATTATACCCTGATTGGTGGGTAGGAAAAAAATTTTTAAAGCCCATTCGGGCTTGGGTTTGTGGTGCGTCCAATGAAACCACAAGAGATATCTGCCAAAGCGAGTTATTTGGGCAACCTGATAATCCTAGAGATAAGGGTAAAGGTAGCATACCAAAGCACTTAATTGGCGAAACGACTAGAAAACCCGGTGTACCAAACGCACATTCCTCCGTATTGGTTAAACATTCATCGGGTGGTTGGTCAAGAGTAGCCTTTAAAGCCTATGAAATGGGTGCTGAAAAATTTATGGGGGAGTCTATAGATTTGGTGTGGTTAGACGAAGAACCAGCACAGGATATCTATTCACAATGTATTACTCGTACCCTAGACAGACAAGGGCAGGTTTACATGACATTTACCCCTGAATCAGGCATGACAGAGGTAGTACAGAATTTTACAACAGAATTAAGACCCAAACAGGCTTTAATATCGGCAGGTTGGGAAGACGCTAGTCATCTAACAGAAGACATGAAAGAACAGATTTTGGCAGCATTACCTCCACATGAGAGAGAAATGAGGTCTAAAGGGATTCCAACAATAGGTAGTGGACTCGTTTTCCCTATCCTAGAGGAGAGTCTAGCTTGTGAACCCTTCACTATACCAGAGCATTTCGCTAGAATCGCAGGACTAGACTTTGGTTATGACCACCCTACAGCAGTAGCTTGGTTGGCTTGGGACAGAGACGAGGATATTGTCTACGTTTATGACTGTTATAGCATGAGTAAACAAATACCTAGTTATCACGCAAGTCATATAAACGAAAGAGAGGGGAGTCATTATATCCCAATAGTATGGCCACATGACGGATATCAACATGATAAAGGCTCGGGCAAGACACTAGCAGAGCAATATAGGGAAGCTAGAGTCAATATGATGCCTTTTCATTTTGAAAATCCACCTGCATTGGGAGAAAATAAGGGAGGAAACTCGGTAGAACCCGGATTAATGGAAATGTTGAATCGAATGGAAACAGGAAGATTTAAGGTTTTTAATACTCTATACGATTGGTTTGGAGAGTTTCGTATGTATCATCGTAAAGATGGTAAATTAGTAAAATTAAAAGACGATTTAATGTCGGCTACTAGATATGCAACTATGAGCCTAAGACACGCAGACACAGAAACATCAAAATGGCACACAAAAGGCAGGTTAGGGCCTGATATATCAATAGTTTAAAGGAAAATAATGGTAAAAAAATACAAAAAAATGACCGAAGACGAATTAATTGCTAAATTATCGTCAGAAATAGACTCATCTACTGGACATATGAGCAGCGAACTCTCACACCAACGAGAAGAAGCTATGAAATACTATCTAGGAGAGCCTTTTGGCAACGAAATTGATGGTAGGTCAGAAATAGTAACAACCGATGTAAGAGATACTATTGAATACATTATGCCTAGTCTTATGCGTATATTTACAACGCATAACAATATAGCTGAATTTGAGCCACAAGGCCCTGAAGACATAGAAATGGCTAAACAGGCTACTGACTATGTTAATTATGTCTTTAACAAGCAAAATAACGGCTTTAAGGTCTTATATGACGCTTTTAAAGACGCATTAATAAGCAAAACAGGAATAGTTAAGCATTATTGGGAAGAAAACAAAAAAATAACAACAGAAAACTACGAAAATCTTACAGATATTGAATATCAGTCTATTTTAGCTAATGATGAGCTAGAAGTCTTAGAACATACAGAGACTCAAATAGAAAAACAACAAGTAGATGATTTTGGCAACTTAATTAGCCCTGCTGTAGTACAACATGACGTTAAAGTTAAATGTACTAAAAATTATGGACAAGTTAAGGTAGTTTCTGTACCTCCTGAAGAATTTTTAGTATCAAGACGAGCAGTAGATTTAGAATCTGCTACTTTTGTCTGTCATAGAGTTAAAAAAACAGTATCTGATTTGATTTCTGAGGGTTATGACAAGAACCTTGTAGATAATTTGCCTACTTATTCTCAGTCACAAGGAGAATGGGACGAAGAAAGATTGGCTAGATTTAGCTATGATGATGAAAGTATGCCTTCAGATGAGGGAACAGGTGCAACGAGAGCCGTTTGGATAGAAGAATGTTATATGCACATTGATTATAACGGAGACGGCATAGCAGAATTAAGAAAAATTACAAAAGGTGGCAATGTAATACTAGATAATGAAGAAATAGACATGATTCCGTTTTCTACTATTTGCCCGTTGCCGATTCCTCATAAATTTTACGGAATGAGTATTGCAGACACAGTTTCTGACATACAGTTGATAAAATCTACAATAATGCGTAATCTTTTAGACAATATGTATCTAACTAATAACGCAAGATATGCAGTATTAGCAGGACAAGTAGAATTAGATGACTTATTAACATCTAGACCGGGTGGAATTGTTAGAATGAGGTCTCCTAACGCTGTTACACCACTTCCCACACCACAAATACAACCATATGCCTTTCAAATGGTGCAATATCTAGACGGAATTAGAGAAGAAAGGTCAGGTGTATCTAAAATGTCGCAAGGATTAAACCCTGATGTGCTTACATCTCATGTAACGTCAGGAGCTATATCAGCAGCAACAGAGTCTGCTATGCAAAGAGTAGAGTTAATAGCTCGTATGTTTGCTGAAACAGGCATAAAAGATGTGTTTAGAAGCATTTATAACCTAGTACAAAAATACGAAGATAGAAAAAAAATTGTTTACCTTAACAACAAGTTTGTGCCTTTAGACGTTTCTCGTTGGAAAGAAAAACTTAATTGTACTGTAAATGTAGGCATTGGTAGTGGAAATCATCAATCTAAAATGCAAACAACTTCTGCAATTATGAATATTTTACAAAAATTAATAGAAAATGGTGGAATGGGGACTATGGTAACTACAGAAAACATTTATAATACTATTTCTGAGTTTATACAGCAGTCAGGTTATTCTAATCCTGACCAATTTATAACTAATCCAGCAAATATGCCACCACCACCTCCTCCTCAACCGAGTATTGACGAAAAAATAGCTACTCAAAAAGCACAAATTGAGGTTCAGAAACTACAAATAGACACAACAATGGCTCAAGCTAAACTTAAACTAGAAAAAGATATGGCAACAGTAGAACTTGCAATAAAACAACAAGAGTTAGAACTAAAAAAACAACAAATGGAAATAAACAAAGCAGAACTTGCTTTAGAAGCTACACAAGGAAGACCGGTAGGAATAGGCCCACAATAATGAACAGATTTAAACAAAGAGTAAACAGTAAAGCAGAGTACAACAGATTATTTAGCAATATGGTTAGAAAATTAAGGAGTCAAGGGTTGTCTCAGAACGATGCAGTTGCAAAAGCATTTACTACATTAGGTAAAAAAGCAACTGGCAGACGAGCATGAAAGATTTAAACGAATTAAATATAGAAATAGAGTTAATCAAGAAAGATATTAATGATATAAAAAACAATCACTTACAGCATATTGAGAGAGATATGAGAGATGTAAAGATTGAAGTTTTTAGATTTAAATATGTTATCTGGGGAGCTTTAGTTATATTTATATTAATGACAGATAAATTTACAGAACTAATGAGGTTATTATAATGTACGGATATAAAAAACCAAAGAAAGGCAAAAAGAAAGGAAAGGGCAAATGTTAACTAAAAGACAAAAAGCTACTCTTGCAAAACATAAAGTTCATCATACTGCAAAGCATATGGCTTTTATGCGTAAGGAAATGAATAAAGGTAAAACATTTACACAAGCACATAAATTAGCAATGAAAAAGGTAGGAAAATGAGTCTATACAGAAATATAAACAAAAGAAAAAAGGCAGGAACAAGTAGAAGTAAAAAAAATTCTACAATATCAGCTAAAGCATATGCAAATATGAAAGCTGGGTTTCCTAAAAAGAAAAAAAAGAAAACAAAAAAGAAAAAATAATTGAGTAAATTAACTGAAAAATCAGAACTTACAAACACAGAATTACAACAACTTATGTTGAAATATCGCATTTCAGTAAATGAGTTACACTTGAAGACATCTATTCCTAAGAATGATATTCATGGGTATCTCGCTGGGAGAAAAACTATAACCACTTATATAGTGGATAGAATCAACCAAATAGGAGCAGAAAATGGTAGATAAAGACAAGCAAATACAGGAAGGGCAAAGAGCAAAAGAACTTTTAGAAAATCCAATGGTATCTAACGCACTCAATAACATATTGAATGACGGATATCAAAGTTGGATTTCCACAGAAGCTTCAGATAGTAAAGCGAGAGAAACGCTTTATCATCAACAAATTGCAGCTTTAAAATTTAAACAAGTTTTGATTAACACTATTGAAAACGGAGTTATATTAGAACAGGAAAATAAACAAGGAGTTAAATAATGGCTAAAGAAGATATACCTGTATTAGAAAGCAAAAATAAAGGAATTCCAGTAACTGATGTCAGGTCAGCACAGGAAGCAATGATGGCTCAATTACAGTCTCCAGCAACGGAACAACCTGTAGAGGAAGAATTGCAAGAAGAAGTCGAGGAAATGACTTCTGAACAGGACATGGAGTCCGAATCAGTTAAAACGGAAGAAGATGACCCTAACGAGTTGTCTCCTGAAGATTTGGTTGACGATGAACAGGAAGTAGAGGACGGGACACCTAACTTATACACTATCAAGGTAGATGGTGAAGATAAACAGGTTACTCTTGAAGAATTACAGAATGGTTATAGTAGACAAGCTGATTACACAAGAAAAAGTCAAGTATTGGCAGAGCAACGCAAAAAAGCTGACGATGAATTAGCTGCGACTCAACAGGAAAGACAGCGTTACTTATCACAACTTGAACAATTTAACAGTCAAGCAGATACTAAATTAAAAGAATTTGCAAATACAGATTGGAATAAACTCAAGGAAGATGACCCTATGGAGTACATGGCAAAGCGAGATACTTTCCGAGAACTTCAAGAAAATAGGAGACTTTTAAAAGAAGAACAAGAACAAGTAGTACAAAAACAACAACAAGAGCAATTAAGACAATTTGAAGAAGCTAAAAAAGTTAATTATGATGATTTAATTCAAAGATTGCCTGAATGGGGAGACCCTGAGAAAGGTAGTCAAGTAAAACAAGCTGTTAAAAATTATGCAGTAACAAAAGGTTTTACTGAACAAGAATTAAATACTTTAATAGACGCTAGAAGTGTAGAGGTTTTACACAAAGCTATGCTTTATGAAAATTTATTAAAAGCTAAAATTTCTAAAAAGAAAACTAAAGTTGTTCCAAAAGTACAAAAACCGGGTTCAGGTACTTCTAAGTCTGAAGTTGCAAGTGATAAAGTTAAGGCACTAAGAGCAAGAGCAAAGAGAACAGGGAACGTCAAAGACGCTGCAAAGCTTCTTGAATCTTTTTTCTCATAACTCTTGATATACTAACTTTTACCATAGGTGTAATAAAATGGGACAATTAACAAACACATTTGAAACATATGATGTAACGGGTAATAGAGAAGATTTAGCAAATATAATCTACAATATTACTCCTACAGATACTCCGTTCATGTCAGCAATCGGAACTGGCACAGCTACGTTTACTAAACATGAATGGCAAACAGACTCGTTGGCAGCAGCAGCAGCTAACGCACAAGCAGAAGGCGAAGACTCACCAAGTGCTGCAATGTCAGCTACTTCAAGAGTATTAAACTATACTCAAATTTCTTACAAACCAGTCATGGTTTCAGGAACACAAGAAGCAGTTGTTCATGCAGGTGTTAACTCTGAGTTAGCATACCAAGTAGCAAAAGCTGGTAAAGAGCTTAAACGTGATATGGAACTTGCTATGACTGGCAAAGTTGCAGCAGGTGCAGGTTCAGGTAACGCAGCTTCAGCTCGTACTTCAAGAGGTTTTGAATCTTGGTGTACTAGCAATGGTTCACACGGAACAGGTGGCTCTACTAACGGTTCAGGTGTAGTTACAGATGGAACTCAGAGAGTTTTAACTGAAGCACTACTTAAAGGACAGCTTAAAGCTTGTTATGACGCTGGTGGAAATCCAGATATGCTGATTGTTGGCTCTTTCAACAAACAAAAAGTATCAGGTTTTACTGGTAACTCAACAAGAATGGACATGGCAGAAGATAGAAACCTAGTGGCTACTATTGATGTTTATGTTTCTGACTTCGGTGAAGTTAGAGTAGTAGCTGATAGAGTTCTAAGAGGTAGTGGAAGAACTGCTTTAATTGCTGACACAGAAATGTGGTCTACAGCGTATTTAAGACCTTTCCAAACTATGGAACTAGCAAAAACTGGAGATGCAATGAAAAGACTACTCTTAACAGAATGGACTTTAGTTGCTAAAAATGAAGCAGCTAACTCGAAAGTTGCTGACTTAACAACTTCATAATTTAGTTATTATGTTAGGGGGAGTAGTTGCACTCCTTGTTTCACTCCCCCACTTTTAAAATTTAGATACATTTAATAATGACCTTGAAGAAGGTATCGCTTCGGAACGAGGGTTATTAATTTTGGAGAAATTTAATGAGAACATTAAATGATTATTTTGTAACAGCAGAGATAGAAGACATATCTACTGCATCAAGCACATTTGTAGCTGTACCTGATGGTGGGAATATTGTAAAAATTATTACTGCATTACAAGGAGCTATAAGTGGTGGAAACGCTGCAATTAGTTTTGAAATTGGTGGTACTGCCGTAACAGGTGGTGGCATTACAGTTGCACACTCAGGCTCAGCAGCAGGTGATGTTGATTCAGCAGAACCAACAGCACTTAACAGAGTCGAAGAAGATGGAACTATCGAAATGATTACAGATGGTGGCTCTACAGGTGCTAAAAAATTATTGGTAACATTCGTAATTAGGAGATAAACATGGCAAATTGGCTAGGTGGTTACAGAGTTATAGCGAATCACACAAGAACGACAAGTGGAACTTCGGCACAAACATCAGCTTTTAATGCTAGTATTGAATA